GCTGCGTGAGGCCAAATTGCGATCCGCCGTACGACTGCACGGCAGCGAGAGCGGCGATGCGCTTACGCGACTCGATAGCCGCTTGCTGGATCGCGCCCTCGATGGCCGACTGCGTCTGGCCGCTCGCGCCATGCTGACCGGAAATCAGCTCGTCGTTCAGGCTGGCCTTGTCGCCCTCGGCCAGAGCCTTGAGCTGTTCCGGCATCAGCACGTCCTGCAGCCGCGCCTGTTCGTTCTTCTGCGCGTTTTGCTGCTTGTCCGGCGTCAGCTCGCTAAGCGAAGTCTCACGCGCCGCGTCGGCCTGCTTGCGCAGCTCTTCGTCGCGCGCGAGGTAGTCCTTCGACTGGCGCTGCTGATACGCCACCCAGGCATCGTTGGCCTGATTTTGCTTGTCGACCATGTCCTGTTGGTTTTCGTAGTTCATCACCGCCATGCCAATCGACAGGCCAAGGCCAATGATGCTGATCGGGTCGCACATGTCAGGTCTGGCTCTGGGTGTTCAGGCTCCCGCTGCCGAATGGCGATTGCGGGTTCATGTACTGGTTGGCTTGGTACTGACCGTAGATCGGGGCGCCGACGGCACTCGCGCCGACGACAATCGGCTTGAACAGTGCGCCCAGCGGTTCGATGTTCGGCTGAGTATACTGCGCATTGGCCACACTGTTTGCTGCCGTGTTGGCGGCGACCGACGGATCCTCGGTGGCGAACAGCTGGTTGTAGGCCTGCTGTTGCTGGCTTTGGATCGATGAGCGCAGCTGACCGGTGTCGCTGTCGGCCTTGGCCCGCAGACTCGCCTCGTTCACGTCGTGCTGCTTGTTCAGGAGACCCTGCGTGTAACCGGCAGCACCGGAGCGCAGCAAACCGGCACGGGCGAGGTCGTTGCCGAGACCGGTCTTTGCCGTCGTGTACTGGTCCTCGAGCTGCGGCAGCGAGCTGTCCAGTTCGGCCTTGTTGTAGGTGTTGTAGAAATTGTCGCCGAAGTTCGCGTTGCTGAACAGGGTATCGATGGCGCTCTTGCCCTGATCGAGCCGCGCCTGACGCAGGTTCTCCTTGTCTTTCGCTTCCTGCGCTTGCTGCATTTCGAAACCGACCATCTGATTATTCGATGGTCCTGCTTTGCCGCCCATGACGCTCTCCTACTCGGTCGTCGTCTTCGCTGAACTTCGGTTCAGCGCAGTCGGCTTCAGTCCGGCATTCTGCCAATAGTTCGGCGGGTCCAACGTCGCGTTCGACAGCACGTTGCCGGTGCTCTGGTCAGGCGTTGGCGTCGGCGTCGAGGTCGGTGCCTGGGCCGTCGACTGATCAGCCGCCGCCTTCACCGTGTCGACCTGTTGCTGGTACTGCGTCAGGTCGAGCGGTGCCGACGCCGCGAGCGTGGCCTTCGCCTCTTCCGGTGTGCTGTAGCCAGACGTGTCTGGTTGCTGTGCGTAGTAGTCGCCGCCGCCGCCGCCTTTGCCGCCCATGATCGATCCTCACGTTTGCGTCGTCACCGCGCTCGACTTGTTGCGCGCCGCTGGCGACATGCCAGCCTGTTCCCAGTACGACGGCGGGTTCAACGTCGCGTCGGCCAGTGTGTTGCCTGAACCTGTGTCTGCAGGCGCCGCTGCCGGGGGAGGGGGTGGAGGTGGAGGTGGCGGCGGGGGTGGAGGTGGCGGCGATGAGGGCGTCGGATCGGGCGCAGCTGCAGGCGTATCGCCCGTGCCAAAAGCATTGGCCGGTACGCTGCCGAATGTGCCCGGCGGGCCATTGCCTTGAACTACGCCGCCGTCGCCGCCACCACCCTTGCCACCCATCACAGCACCTTTCGGAAGATCACGCCCACCGGCTCAGCGCCGAAGTGGCGCGCAACCATGTTCATCAGCGAGGTCTGCGCCTTCATGCCGGACGCAATCGGGAAGTTCATGATGGCGCAGCCGTCACCCTTCGCCAGGTGGATCGCCAGAAACACCAGACGACGGCCAATGTCGGTGCGCCGCAGGCGCGGCAGCACGAAGGTCTCGTCCATCACCGCAATCGGCTTGTCGGTATAGCAGGCGTACATGTGGTAGCTGCACAGCCCGACCAGCTCGTCACCGTCGTACGCCAGCACATGCGGCGCAAAGCCGGATCCGATTGCGCGACGCAGATAGTCGAGCGCACCGCCGGGATTGAACTTCATGTGCTGCGCCCAGATCGTCATGTCGAAGAAGCGCCCAAGCAGATCCGCGATCCGCTCGGCGTCGTCGACCTTGCCCAGGCGCAACTCAATGTGTTGCGTGGAGGATGCGATCCGCTGCTTCCGCAGTGCCATCATGTTCATCAGCAAGCCACCGGTAGGAGACAAAATCTTCGCCGTTGATACCGTACTCACGCAGCACGCCTTCGGGCTGCGCACCGATTATCGACATGAACCGCGCCACGTCGCGGCGGTGTGCCATCGCGACGGCCTCGACGCGGTGGAAGCCATTGTCGATCAGGAATGGCAGCACGAAGTGCCGGATCTGTCGCAGCATCGGCAGCAACGCCAGACCCCAGTCCTCCGTCCCGAAGGCAAAGCCTGCGCCGACGCCGTGCCGACGATGCACCATGCCCCACACCGCCACCGGCCCGTACTGGATGTCGCAGGCCGCGTAGGCAAACGTGCGGCGATGCATGATTGCGCGCGGCAGCATCGCAAGATCGGTCTCGCACGCTTCCATCTCCTCGCGATCCGCCTGGCGCAGGTTGTCGAGCACGTAAGAGATCATGCCGCGATCCGCGTTGATAATCTCGATCATCAGCTCGACTCCGAAAGCGCATAGTGCACCACCATGTTCGACAGGATCTGCGGCCCCGGATACTCGGAGCGCAGCCGCAGCGACATGTGGGTCGAGTGCCCGTTGATCGGGAAGATCCCCTGCAGGAAGGTCGGCCCGTTGAACGAGCCGAGAAAATCCTCGGTCGCGGGATCCTCGACGTTGAAGGCGCCGTAGACGTCCCAGGGGGCACCGGCGCAGGTGGCATCGAGCCCGTTGAACGTCTTGAACGTCGCGACCTGGTCGCCGGCGTGAAAAGGGAAAACCAACTCCACGGGGCTGTCGTCGTAGACCGGGCCGACGTCGCTGGTGCCACCATAGGCATAGACCTGGTTCTTGTCGTCGCGCACGCAAATGCGATTGTTGAGCACGGCGGCGGCGGTGATGGTGAAGCCGGGGTCGTACTCCGACCAGGCGGTGATCTTTGGCCCAGGGAAGGCTGACAGGATGTAGATCCGGTCCGGCATGATGATCCAGAACCGGCCCGTCACCGGCTGCAGGATGGCGATCGTGCCGCTCATCCAGTCCTCGCCCTTGGAGCGGAACAGATCCTGGATCACCGGATCGAGCGGAGAGCCGATGTCGGACACCGCGGCGGCGAGCGAGGCGTTGCGGGCGCGCAGCGAACGGATCCCGGAGGCCGCCACATACATCACGTCGCCGCTGCCATACTGCAGCACACTGCGCCAGGCCATGGTGCCGGCTTGCCGCAGCGTCTGCTGGTAGGTGTTCTTGAGCGGATCCGGATCCATCAGCCAGAGCTGGGTCGCGGTTTTGCTCATGATGGCGAGGTTGTTGTAGTAGACCTCCAGCGCAATGCAGTCGGTCATGTCGCTGTCCTCCAGCGACAGGTCGATCGAACCGGAGCCGGTGCCGGTCCAGTCGGCGGCGTTGCCAACCGCGCAGAAATACAAGACCGAGCCGGAGACCGTGTAGATCTTGGTCTTGTAGGTGCGGCAGTAGAAACCGTTGGCGGCCGGGATGCTGACGCCGTCATAGAACCGCATCACGGTGCCGGCGTTGTCGGTCCAGAGAATGCAGAATACCTTGGAGTCGAATAAATCGTAGTCGATGATCTCGTAGATCGTTGGCGTCGCCTGGCCGAGCACGCCGACCGACCAGGCTTGCGGCGGCTCGGTGCGGTAAGGACCGTTGGGGCCGAATGTGTAGAGCTTCTGGTTCAGCGCGACGAGGCCCTTGGTGGTCGGGTCGCAGGTCCAGAACGGCACAAACGCCATCCGCTTTTCGATCTCGCCGCCAGGCGTGATGTGGCAATTGATCATCGATCGCAGCGTGCCGGCCGGCGCCGTCAGCTCGGAGCGCCGGAGATCCAGGCCGGCTGCGAAATCGGTGATGGTGAAATACGGCATGCCGTCACCACGGGATGTAGTCGAGGTAAGGAACGCGCCGGCCGCCCTTGTCGGGATCGTGGCCGTAGCGCCGGGATCCGCCCATATTGTAGTTCTGCCGCTTGTCGGCGCCCTGGTCGGCCAGCAGCCGGCGCAGATAGTTCTGCGCCTTGGTCAGTTTCATCGGCGCGCCTTCGCTCTTCTGCACCGCCAGCATTTCGGCCGCGGCGAACAGCACGATCGCCTTGCTATCGATGATGCAGGTGTCGGTGTCCGAGATCAGCGGGTTGAGTGGCGCCTGGCCCTCGATGCGCAGCGTCATGCCGGCGCCCGCCGGCGTCGGCGTGATCTCGAATTGCCCGACCGGGTTGGTGATCGGGGTCGCACCTGACGTGTCGACGGTGATCACGTTGTGCCACCGTGCCGGGGTGCCGACGATCGCCCCGCTCTCCTTGATCATCCATGGCTTGATGCCGTAGACGAGCTGCTGCCACTGAGCCTGCGCACTGGTCGCCAGGTAGATGTGCAGGATCTGATCG